TAAATGTGTTTTACCATATCTATGTGTATATTCATCACACAGGTTAGTCCACAATTGATATAACCAATAATAGTTATATGCGGACTCTCTTACCCATACGGCACTTGGATGATTTTTATGTGTTGACTTATAAAAACTTTCATCAACTTGACCATCTTGTTCTCTATGTGCGGTACACATCAATTGAGCATATTCTAAAATCATTTTAACACAATGCTTATCATTATGGTATTGAGCACAAATTTTTGGATCTTTATGTAAATAAAAAATATTCATATGTCTATTATATCAAATAAATACTATCTTGTCAACCTGTTTCATTAACTCTTGTAATTTATCTTCCCACATTCTTTTAAAATCTGGATCTTCAGCATTTTGCCATGCTCGATAAAGATTCTTTATTCGTCTCCAATATAGTTCTTCATTACAAATCATATACACCTCTTATGTTAAATTCAATTAGTTCTGCTATTAGTTCAGTATAATTTTCTTTACTAGCATATTTTGTCAATGTAGGAGCTAAATCTAGTCCGTTTGGTATTTCTCCATACTCTAATATTTTTGCTCTTACTTCTCTAAATTCTTCATAAGCAAATACTTCGTTTATCATATTAATATAATAAGCAACACTATCGCATTTTGTTTTGAAAACTTTTACACCCCAACCTGGCCATTTTGTCCAAGGTATAGGTAGTAAGTATTCTTCTTCTTTATCCCAAGTTCTAATACCAAATAAATTATTACCTTCATTAGCAAATCTACTTTCTCCCCAACCAGTTTCAATTGCTGCTTGAGCAATAATTAACTCTCTGGGTATTTGCTTTTCTATTGGTATGTCTTTATATAAATGTGTAATACATTGGTTTAATGAATAAACAAATTCATCTTTGTTGCTTGTAGATACAACTGGTATTATTGAATAATCTTTTTCAATTGAACCTCGTATATCATCAGTTGCTTCTGGTATTTCTATTTCAAAATCTGGTGGATTCACTAACTCATTCCATTCAGGACAACCATCATCAGTACACTCATTTTGTTTATCAGAACAAGCATATACAAAAAAGTATATACCTAAAATTGTTAATATTGTTGAAAAGTATCTCATAGTAGTTTCCTCAACTCTCTTTTTGTAGCATATTCTTTATGCAACTTACAAGTGAACCACCTATATTTCGGTTCAGGTAGAGCAGGTCCTTCAAACTCTAACTCATTTGTTGTTTCTGCATAAATCAATTTCTTTAAAAATAAAGAAAGAGCAGCGTCATATTCCTTACAAGGTTTATATTCACTTCTCTTTCGCCTTGGTGTTTCGTATATGCCTTTACGGCTTTCACATATTGCTTTAATTATTTTCTTTTCGTATCTATTTAATTTCATACTGCTTTACTCACTAAATAAACTCCTGCAACTATACAAAATAGTATAACTGCTAAACATAATAAAATATCCATTATTGTAATTCTCCAATTCCGATAGTATTATCATCTATCATTTGTTGAGTAGAACCACTAGGTTCATAATGGTCTGAAATAGCCTTTTCAAAACTTGGTCCTTGACCAACTAAAACGCCAGGTTTACCTTCAAGTTTAGTTAACCTGGTTTCAGTTTTCATTTTTTTGATATAATCAGAACCAACATTAAAATGCCAAGATAAATTTTCTTCTAGCATAGGATAAACATGGTCCTCTCTATGTTTTTCATCTAACATCATATAGTAATGATAAGCAAGGTCTTCGGTTGCGAACCAAACAACACCTTGAATTTTTAAAATTTTTGGATGCCCTAGGTCTTTATGTGGGTTTCCATCTTTATCAGCAAATGATACTAGACAGTACATATTATCAGCAGGATTATTCATAATTAAGCGTCCTCCGTAATAATTGGGTCTATAATACTAATAGCATTAGTAGTCCCGGTTTGTATGCTGTTATGACCTTGACTTATACTAGTCACCTGGTCGTGTATTTCTAAAGCATTTGGTCCTATTAAATCTAGGTTTCTCAAAATGTTTAGATGTATTTCTATTTGATTATTCAAATTTGAGATATTATCTAAAGTCTGCATAATCATTTGGTCGTTAGTTATCATAATGTATCCTTATATTTATTATTATTCTTATAATATACACTATTTCGAGCAATAAATCAAGCACTATCGGGCAGCAAAAACCCTTGTTTTCTGCGATTCCTTAAAATAAAAAACCCTTATAAATCAATACTTTAAAGTAGTCTAAAATGTTGAAAAATAAGGGTTTTTAGAATATATTTTACTCTTTTTTCATAAAATTATCGGTCCAATTGAACGCTTCTTTTACTAAATTTGCGGTAAAACCTTTGTATTTATTATTGACTTTTTTATTCACAACGGTCACTAAAAAATCTGCTTCTTCGGCAGATAATCCTTCTAACATCTGGATAAAAAGTGTTTCTCTTTTCGTATTTGATAATGTATTATCACCACCTTTTGTGAAAAGATATAATCTTTTTGCTTCTTGGGATAATACAGTATGTTCTGTTCCAACAGGAGCGTCATTTGCTGTGTATGGCACATCACCTTTTGGTAATAACCATTCTATATTAGGATCAAATGCACCTTTTAATACCTGTCTTAAAGGTACTGAATCATTATCTTTTAATACTTTTAATTTTCTTGGTTTATCTTTAGCATTATTTACTTTAGTAGCAATCTCACTCATCAAAACAGCAACTGGTCTACCTGCATCCGCTAATGCTTGCATTCCTCTTTTGTTTGCTAATGCTGGGTGTGATTGTGTTGTTTGTGCTACATCTGGATTTGCTATACTTCCATCTGGATTTCTTCTTATTATAACCATTTTATTCTCCTTAACAGTTCTTTCAAAGTTAAAATTCGTCTATAACTTCAATTAAAGTTTTAAGTCTTTTGTTTATAAAGTAACCTAGTATTTTATCTCTACTAGCTACTTTAACATCATTAAACTCATTATTAATTTTCGCCTCTAGTTCAGGCGGTATACAACTTAAATCAATTAGTTTTCGATTTCGGTCGTAATTCTTTTGTTCTTCTTCGGTAAAAGTCATAAAGACTTGATTTACCCAATCATTGATTTTCTTTTTACTTAAAGGTCTTTGTCGTCTACCTTCAATAAAAACATTATCATCTGATAATATATTTGGGACACCATCGCTTCGGTCACCTTTTAATATATGTTCTTTAATATATATACTTGGATTTTCTCCCTTTCCAACAAACTTTGATAGTACAGGATTATATTGTCTAACATTATTATTATGCAATTGTATGAAATCCTTATCACCTGATAATATCAAAACTTTCTTTTGATGATTAGGACCAACTTGTTTTTCTATTCTTCTAATTAATGTAGCAATAATATCATCTGCTTCTGCTGTTTCAATTTCAATAACTTTATAAGGTAAAAAGTTTCTTATTTCATCTTTAATAGTGTGTAATAAATTAAATATATAATCCCAATCGTGTTCTGATTTTTCTCTATTTGCTTTTCTGCCTGCTTTATAATTTGGGAAATATTCTCGTCTCCATACATTCTTACTATCACAAGCGATTACCATTTCGCCATATTCTTTTCTGAATTTTTTATTGTGACCACGGAGAGAATTTAGAACCATATGTCTAACAAGGTCCTCACTCAATGCTACTGCTTGTCTGCCATTGATTTGTACCATCAAGTTAGATATCATTATCTGGTTTATATCAACTATAATCATAATACTAGTATAACACAATCCCTTTGGATTGTCAATAGGTTAGTCCAAGTTCATATCGGTTTCAAAATCTATTGTCTTTTCTTCTTTAGGTTGTGGTTGTGGTTTCGGCTTATGTTGTACTTTAATAATCTTACTATAATTAATATCAGTAAGTTTTTTACCATCTTTTGTTGTTATAATGTTTATAAGATTATCGGTAACAGCCTGCATTGGATGGGTTCTATTAAAATCTCTTTTTAATAAACTCTTAATTGCTTCAATAACAAGTGCTAAATCTTTTAAAAATAAATCACTTTTTAAATGGACAACATTATCCTGAAATGATCCTAAAATATCCATTGATAATTGCTCTGTCAATTGCTCAATAAATTTATCTTCTTTAATTGCTTGTTTTTCTTCTTCTGATAGTTCAGGTATTTTAACTCTATTTTGTATCCTACTAGTAGGAAATTGTAATAATTTACCCATTTTTATCTTCTTCTTTTTTGTAGTTCTCGCTTGATCCATGATACTGCCTGATATGATGTTGGTTTTTTGTTAACCATTCTTCGTATTGCTTTGTGAACAGAAGGGTTAACATCTTCTGCCACTTTGTTATTATCAACAATAACAAAATTACTTTGGCCAAATAGTCTTTGTAATAAACCTATATTCTTTTGTACTTGTTTATGATTTGTTATTACAATCGCTTCTGGTAATTTTCTTGGTCTCATTTGATTTCTTTTTAATGCAACTTCTAAACTTGTATTGACAAATACCATAAAAGTATCATAACCTATATGTTTCATCATATTTGCTTCTGATTCTATTCTTGCAACATCCCTTGCTGTGCTGTCTAATATAAGTCCTAAACGACCTTCTAATGCAAGTTTTAATTGTGTACCTGTTCTTACTTTTGCTTTTCTTCTTATATCGTCTCGGCGTTCAATCTCTTTAGGACTATATTGTGAAAAGTCTAATCCCATTCTTTCTTTCTTTAAAGCATTTGCAAATGTATTATCACTATTAATAACTTTTAATCCCATACCACTTAATGCTTTATGAGAAACCCAAGATTTACCTGAACCAGGACCACCTGCAAGGAAAAATGCCTTGAAAATATTAGGGTCATAAACACCCTCGATTATGTATTGTTTAAAATCTCTCATATACTAAATGATGTTCCGCAACCACATTGTGATTGTGCCTTTGGGTTATTAAATGTAAATGTACTACCAAATGTTTGACTATTATAATCTATTTCAACACCTGACAAATATAATTCATTCATTTTATGTACTAATAATCTATCGTCTATCAAGTGGTCATCTTTATCTTGTTCATTTTCAAATGTCCACTCATATTCAAAACCAGCACACCCACCACCTTTTACTTGTAATCGAACATACTTCTTATTATGCTCTGTTAAAAGGTGTCCTATGTGTGTATAAGCGTTATCTGATAGTGTTAAGTTCATATGACTATTTATAATTCACCTGATGGTGCAATCACTTTCCATTTTGTAAGATTTTGTTCGTGTTCTCCCCAATACATACCATCCCAATCACCTGTTTTGATATATCTTTTAATAGTACGAATATATCCTTGAGCATCCATTCGTTTTCTCATCGCTTCATTTCTTTTTTTCTGGCTCATTTCTGTTGACCTTGAGCGTTCAGTTTGTCCTGCTGACCTAGCAATACCCTCTTGGGTTTCAATCCATCTTTTTACATTTTTTAATGAAAAAGAATTATCTTCTGGTAATGCTAATACGGTAGGATGAACACCTGCCATTTTTGGGGGTTTCTTTCTGGAGCGTAATTCTGCCATACGCTCTCTATCTTTTAGTTTCTTTTCTTCTGCTTCTGTAAGGGTAACTTTAGATTCTTCCCACGCTTTATCTGTTTCTGATTCTATCATACTACGATATAGACAAAAAAGAATAATATAAAAATAAGAACAAAATACCAAACAATAACATTATTAAATTTGTTCATAATATTGTAAGTGATTGAATTGTGTCTGCATTTATAATCCAGCACGCTTTTGTATCACAATCTATCGTGCTAATAAAAGGACCATCTGAATTATCATTTTTTTTATCAATTTTAAATGTTCCACTAATAACTTCACCATCACGGAGAAATTCAACTATTGTTGGTTTCTTTAAATCGTGTCTTATTGCTTTTGTTCTATAAGTTTGTCCCACTATATCCATTATAATTTCTCTCCTTTAAAGTTAATTTTACCTTGGTCAGCAAAGTATTCTGTTAATTCATTATATCCGCCAATGTGTTTTTTATCTATAACAATTTGCGGTATTGTTCTAACCTGTTTACCTAATTCTTTAAATAATTCTTCTAAAGAAATATCTTTGGTTACTACCTTTTCAGTATATTCATACCCAAGGCGTGTTAATAACGCCTTGGCTTTATCACAATAAACACAGGCAGGTTTACTATAAACTATTATTGACATAGTTATCCTATTGTAACTCCGTTTCTTCAACTTCTTCTGTCGGAACAGCAACTAATTCATCGGTTGCTGCTTTTGCTAATTTATTAACATCAACATTAGGAATAGCATTATCTTTAATGTATTCTGCTAATCTGTTAGCGTCACCAACACCAAATTTAAGACCTATATAAACTCTATAAGTATTGTTTGGTGTTTCAAAAACTGCCTTATGCCATTCTTCATAACCTCGGACTTTTGTGTCTTTGATTATATTAACAGTAGTCTGGTCAATTTTAGAAGCAACTTGTTTGTTACCTTCTTTACCATCTTCTGTAATAAAGTAGTTGGAACGCTTATTCAGCATACCTTCTAACTGATCGGCAAGACTAGCTTTTGCAACTAATATTGCTTTATCCATTGCCATTTGTAAGTCAGGACTTTCTCCAGAACCTACAGCATAGATAAAGTTTTCAGCATCACGGTTTGTAACTAAACCTTTTTCGATTTGAGCATCAATGAACCATTGAGGCACTTTATTAAGAATACGACCATCCTTAATCTTTGCTTCTTCTTTTACTTTATAGACCTTGTCTTTATCTGCCTTACCTGTCAATGTTTTTGAACAGTTAGTAAGAGCCAAGGAAAGTAAAGCAATCATTATAATTCTAATAATCATAGTATTTTACTCCTTCACTTTTTGAATTATAGTTGTAGTAATATCGACCACTTTGTCCATATTAACTTTGTCCTTAAATGTTCCCCAATGTACCGTAAGAACAACGATACAAGTAATAATAACTAATAATTTGGTCATTATTGTTCTTTCCAGTCGCCATCTTCACTTAAACAAACTATCCCTGGCGTCTTAAAGGGATGGTCTGGTCTTGCAAATTTTCTACAATAAGCAGGAACTGTCAAATCTGCATAATAAAATTGTGCGAATAGTTCCCAATAATTTGGTCCATCATATCCGTCTTTACATTTTAATACTTCTTCTTTTGTCACCGTTGTTACACCATTTTTTGTTGTTGATGTAGTAATAGTTTTAATCATACAAGGGTTTTTATTTAACCATTGTGATTTTTCACCACCTAATGCTGTATTACAAATAACTAAAAATGTTATCAAAAATAATAATGATAATAACATAGGTCCCCAATTTGGTTTCATTATGTAGTCTCCTCTATAATCCAACGACCATCAGGTAACTGACAAGCGATACCCCACTCACTTTCTCTTTTGATACCACTCATAGGCCATTGATGTTTAATATCTATAACTGATTCATATTCTCTACATTTTTTCCCTTTTACAAGATAGGTTCTATTAATCTTTACTGAACCCCAACTACCTGTCGTACTATTACCCCAATTTGTATGTGAGATTTTACCAGGTGCTGTGTTTAGTGTATCAACAAAAACTGCGGTGTGAATATTCATATCATTATTATAAAAGAAACTTGATCCTAACATACCACCAACTAATGTACAAGCAGCGGTAAGTTCCAAACCAGAATTAAGTAAAGCACGACAGGTTGTAAATCCTGTTACTGCACCTGCACCTGTTCCAATATGTGTTTTAACTTGATTTTGTGTACAACCAGTTAATAAAAATAATATAATCAATACTCTAATCATTTTCCAATATCCTTAATATCATTTTTATTAATAACTTGATATCCCCCTTTATTATAAGCAGGAGCAACTGTGAATTTTTTACTTGCTTC